GATTTTGAACATGAAGCGAATACGATTACCCCAGATGCAAGAGCTAAAAACGCTAACCTTGTCACTGCCGTTGTTTATCCTGCTCTTGAGCCTCACACTGGTAGGCTCCGTGTTAATGGGACTCCTGTACACTTTGATAGCTTTATTAACAACCTCCTCGTTAATAATGAAAAAGCTACAAAGACAGGGAAGTCTTTTTCTTGGAAAGTTATTTCCCACAAGGCAATAGACAAAAGTGGCAATTCACTTTGGTCGTCTTTCTTTCCTAAGAAAAAGTTAGACGAGAAAAAGAAATTTTATCGAGACTCAGGGCAGGCTTCCAAGTTCTATCAAGAATACATGATGGAAGTGATGAGTGCTGAGGACGCAGCATGGAACAGCGGTAATATCAAGAATTGGAGCGGATACTATGAGCATGAGGAAGGCATTAACTATATCGTACAAGACGGAGAAAAGACACCTATCAATACATTTCTCGGTTGTGACCCTGCTACTGACATTGATACTAAAGAATCTGATTTTAGTGTCATTATGGCTGTGGGTGTGGACACAGATAATAACTTATACGTCTTCGAGTATGAAAGGCATAGAAGTATTCCCACAATCGGATCAAAATCACCTAACGGAGAAGTATTTGGAAAGAAAGGTGTTGTAGATTATATCATTGAGTTATATGATAAGTATCACTGTACGAGTGCGACTGTAGAGGATGTAGCCATGAATAGATCAATTTTCCAAGCCTTGAATGAGGAGAGAAGGCGACTAAACCGCTTCGATATTGCCGTAATTGCCGAGAAACCAGGGGGAACACAGAAGAGAAATCGGATATATAGTGGTCTTTCAGCAAGATTTAGCATGGGAACCGTCTATATTCGCGACAGTCACTTGGATTTATTGCACGAAATCCTTACATTCGGCCCCAGAATGGCGCACGATGATACCATTGAGACACTTTATTATGCAAATGTACACGCCTTCCCTCCCAATATGAAGAGAGATGAGAAGCAAAAAGTATGGATTAAGCCTAAACGTAAGGCTAAGCCGTGGATGGTAGCGTAATGCCTGGTGCGTTGACAGGAAGTGGGTTTGGATTAGAGCCAGTCAGACCATCTGAGCAATCTCTTGCTACACGTGCCCTTAGTGGTACGATTCGTCAAATGGCACAAGGAAATACTAAATCTATGTGGCAGGGACTTGTCGGTGCCTCAGATTTTGCTAAAAGACATCCAATTCAGACAGGTTCATTAGCTGCTCTGTATATGCTTGGTAAAAAACGTGGTGTAAATATGAGAGGTGGGAAGCTGAATGTTCCTCTCGGTGAGGGTGGAAAACTTAGCATTGGAAGACATAACTATCGTTCACCAGTCCCAGGTGAGGATCAGGACACTCCATATTCAGGAATAAAATTCACTAAGAGGTTCTAATATGCCATACGGAGGAGATGTTCTAGAAATGATGTGGGGATATGTTGATCCTAACGGAGGTAGTTTTGCAAAAAGAATGAGTGATGCAGGTATTTCTAAAGAAGATTTTAAAGTCGGTATGACTCATTTTGCAGATACTTTACGCTATCTAGAAACTGGGAATAGAAAGAATCGAAGCGGAAGAAATATTTCAGCGGAGGGTGGGTTTAGAGATAAGGAAGGAAAATATGGGGCAAAAGGAAATTATGTGAATTATGAAGACACCCCAGATCATGCAAGGGGTTATTATCAATTTAAACCAAGTGCTGTTGATACTGCTATGAACAGAACGTCTAGTTTTTGGAATAAACTAACTGATGGGAAGGGAGACGCAGAAGCTGAATTTGAGTGGATGAAAGAAAGGGGAAATAAAGACTTTCACAAAAAAATGAGTGATTCACAGCAAAGAGAAATGATGCTAATTAATGTTTTCATGCAAGACGGTAGTTGGAATAGTATAGAAAATTATCTTACAAATCCAACTCCTGAAAGTTTGGTTGATTTATATGATAAACATCACTATAAAGCCGAAGGCTTGGATATAGCAAATGTACTAGGTAGAGAAGCTGACTATAGAGGGGGGCAGATAATGGGAGCCTTTAATGCTGCTGAGAATAGACTAGCGAATATATCTAATGATCCAAGAGCAGTTGAAACATTAGCTGGCCGCCCTATTAGAGAAGCCGAGGAAAGAGCACTTAGACAGAGAGCGAGGAAAAACTAATGCCAAGAATAAGTAATAAAAAGAAGGCTACGAGGAATAAAGAACTTTGGTCTAGAGCCAATAATAGTAATCGTCAGAAATGGGAGAGCATACAACAGCAAGCCTATGACTTTTATCTGAACGATCAGCTCACAAGTGATGAGAAGGTTCAATTAGAGGATGCAGGGATGCCTTCCTTTGTTATTAATAGAATTACTCCTGTTATTGAGATGATGAAGTACTTCGTTACGGCAAATAGTCCCAGATGGCAGGCTGTTGGTGCTGAGGGAAGCGATACTGACGTAGCTGCTGTACACTCTGATATTGCTGACTATTGTTGGTATCTCTCTAATGGTAAGTCAATATACTCTCATATCATTCAGGATGCTCTTACCAAGTCAGTAGGATACTTTCTTATTGATATAGACCCTGATGCTGACAGGGGCATGGGAGAGGTTAAATTTGAAAGGATTGAGCCATTTGACGTATTCGTTGACCCAATGAGTACCGACTTCTTATTGAGAGATGCTTCCTATGTAATGGTTAAGAAGTCTCTTCCGAAACAGCAATTATACCGACTTTTCCCTGATATGAAGGGAAAAATTAAGAAAGCAAGTGGATCAGCCACAGAAGGGAACGCTGCTTACACAATGCGAGATATAGGTAGATCAGATAGCATCCAGAGGGAAGATGTGGGATTTGAAGCCTTCGATCCTGACTCTGCAGAGGAAGATGAGATTCTCGACCTTTTTGAGATGTATCAAAAGATTAAAGTCGCTTATAGGCACATCTACGTCAATATCCCACCCAATCAAGAAGAGATGGAAGCTATTAAGCAACAAGCTCAAGAAGAGCTTGAACTCATTAAAAAAGAGCTACAAGTCCAAATTAAAGAGAAAGAAAAGGCTTTAATGGAAGCTGTGGAACGTGGGGAGATGATTGAGGAGCGTGCCGTCCTAGAGCTTGAAAAAGCGAATAAAGAAGCTGAAGCAACACTTCAACAACAAGAACAGATGATTATTTCCAAGATCACAGAGCGTGAGACAAGAGTAGAGAATCAGACTGTTAGAGAAGAAGAATTTAAAGTTTTGATGGAAAATCAAGAGTTCGCTAAGAATCTAGTGGATTCAGTAAAGTTTTATGATACGAGAATTAAGTTGTGCTGCACTTTGGCTGCGGATGTATTTCTATACGAATACATACTTCCTTGTACTGAATACCCAATCATTCCTGTAATGTATCAATGGACAGGAACTCCTTATCCCATGAGTGCGGTTACTCCACTTGTCGGAAAGCAACAAGAATTAAATAAAGCTCATCAGATAATGATTCATAATGCAAACCTATCATCTAACCTTAGATGGTTATATGAAGAAGGATCAGTCCCAGAGGATGAATGGGAACAATATTCTTCCGCACCAGGCGCATTATTGAAATATAGGCAGGGATTCCAACCTCCAACTCCTATAAACCCTCTTCCTCTAAATAACGCTTTTTTCCAAATGACTCAAACTGGTAAGCAGGATATGGAGTATTTATCAGGTATATACTCCTCAATGCAGGGGAATGTTGGAGAACAACATGAAACTTATAGAGGTCTTCTTGCTGCTGATGAATATGGAACACGAAGAATTAAAGCTTGGATGGAGACATTAGTAGAGCCTGCCCTAGAACATCTAGGTAAAGTATTCAAAGAAATTGCTCAGGCGACATATACCGCGAATAAAGTCTTTAGAATTGTCCAGCCAAGTGCATTACAAGAAGAAAAAGAATCAGAGATTAACATTCCGATTTATAATGATTTTGGAGAAGCAATCGGTAAATGGAAGGATTATGGAACTGCTAAGTTTGATATAAGAATTATAGCTGGTTCTACGATGCCTGTTAATAGATGGGCATTACTTGAAGAATACTTTAGATGGTTCCAGGCTGGTCTTATTGATGATGTTGCGATGCTCGCAGAAACGGATGTTCGTGGAAAAGAGAATATTATTAAGAGAAAATCCGTATATGCGCAACTCAAATCACAAGTAGACCAATTAGAGTCAATGCTGAAAGACAGAGAGGGAACGATTGAAACATTATCAAGGCAGGTTGTACAGGCTGGTATTAGAGAAGACATTAACGAAGCTGAGATGGAAATGAGGAAGGATGTCCAAGATACAAAAGCCGAGCAGAGAGTGGTAAGAAAGGGAATGAATCAAGAGTACGACTTGGCTAGAAAAGACCTACAGAGGGAAGTCAAAAGCGCAATAAATGAATCAAGAAGAGACAGGCAGCCTAAAAAATAGTGCTCTTGACTTAGATAGTCTGTCTTAACTAAATTAGGGAGAATAAAATTATGAGTGACAATCAAGAGACAGACAACCTGTTGGTAGACAGCCCTGAATCTCCTGTGCAAAATACAGATGAGGATACGGCAGACTTTTTTGCCGCCCTTGACAAAGATGTCAATAGTATGATGCATGACTCACAATCCAGTACCGAGCCAGATGCCCCTGTGCTTGCCGAAGCTCAATCGGAAACCTCTCAGGCAGTCCCTGTGAGCCCCGAGCAACAAAAGCACGATTGGGAAAAGAGATATTCAGATTCTAGTAAAGAAGCAAAACGTCTAAATGAAAGATTGAGTGAGCTAGAGCCTTATGTCCCAGTTCTTGATGCGATGAAAGAAGACCCCAACTTAATTACTCATGTGAGAGATTATTTTGAGGGTGGTGGTTCCGCACCAGTCAACTTGAAAGAGCGATTGGGCGTACCAGAGGATTTTGTTTTTGATTATGATGAAGCAATTTCTGATTCCAATTCAGATTCAGCAAGAGTTCTTGGAGCTACCATTGATGGTGTTGTCCAACAAAGGTTGGGAGCATTTGCCAATGAGCAAAGAGCGCACAGCGACCTTGCGAATGAAGAAACAGCTTTCAAAAACCGTCACGAATTATCGGACGGTCAAATGGATGAAGTTCTTGAGTTCGCAAAAAGTCGTAAGCTATCTCTTGATGACATCTTTTATCTATTTAATAGAGAAAATCGGGATAAGAATATTGCTAATTCCGCTAGGAAAGAAGTAACTGAACAAATGAAAAATGTACGCCAGAAACCTAAGAGCGTAAGTACTACTGGTTCACAAACTATGGATCAGAGTTCTGACGACCTTATTTTCGACCAACTTGCTAAACAAGGTGAGGGTGTGGAGGAATTGTTTAGACAATAAGGTAATAAGGAGATAAGGATATGGCTGTACACACAGCAACACCTGCTTTCCTGAGCGGCTCAACGGGGCTGACCGAATCTGGAACTGGCATAGTAGCTGGTTCAGGTCTAAGTACTGGCGATCTTCGTAGACGATATGACTTCTCTGAAAGATTTTCAGAACTTGCATTAGACCAGACTCCATTCTTTAGAATGGTATCTAAGGTTTCTAAGGCACCTGTTGACGACCCTCAGTTTAAGTATACAGAAAAACGTGGTTCAATCCACAAACGATACGCATACGTTCTCGGTTTTGAGAATAGTAGCACCGCATTGTTTAATGATGCTACAATAGTAGCTCAGAATGATGGCGGTGTACCAGTAGTAGGCGACACCCTGAAATTGATTATGGGAACTGATTACAAATCAGCTGGTAACATTCAGAATGTTTCAGGTCAGTCAACTGGTGCGATGGCAGTAGGTTCTGCAGGAACTGCCCCTGAGTTCTTTCTAACAAATCAGGTCGTAAAGATCAATGTATCTGAGACAGCTGGAGGTGACGCTACCATTAGCGATTATATCCTAATGCGAGTCACGGCTGTTGATGATGCGATAGATGCTAGTGACGCTGCTAACCTGACGGGTTCTAATACCCTGTCTGGAGCGGTGGATGTTAGGAGAGTTACGGGAACGGTTGTCAGAGCCTCTGGAACGGGTGGTGAGTTGACTTCTTTTTCAAGCAACGCACCTGTAACAGCTGTTTACAATGTAGACATCGCTACTGCTCTTGAAGCACAGCGTTGTCATGTTGTAGGCTCTGCATACGCAGAAGGTTCTAGTCTTTCGGAAGAGACTTGGAACGATAACCCATACAGTACGTCATATGGACAGACTCAGATTTTCAGAACTGAGTTTGGTATGACGAACACTGCAAGAGCAACTGCTCTTAAATACGAACCTAATGAATGGGCACGTATTTGGAGAGATAAGTTGATTGAGCATAAGTGGGACATCGAACAAGCATCTCTATTTGGAAAACAGGGATCAAGCGGAAGTGGCTCATCTACTGTGTATTACACACAGGGAGCTGTTGACTTTGTATTGCAATCGGGTAACATATTTACTCTTACCCATTCAAGTAAGACATCTGATGACTTCCTTGATGATATGAGTAAGTATCTCGATCCTCGATACAACAACTCAGCTGCTTCGGTTTACTTCTGCGATACTGCTACCTACCATTGGCTGTTAAAGCTTGGTAGTGGTAGTCACAATGCGATGTTTGCGAACATTGTTCACGATGGTCAGGATAACTTTACTGGACGTTGGGACTTTGCAACATCAGGTAAGAAGAGCCTCTTCGGAGTTGATCTTACTAATATTGTGACTCCGTATGGCGACATCAAAGTTGCTCGTTGTATTGCACTAGATCATAGCTCAGTCAAGATTCTCGGACTCAACATGAAGCACGTGAAATATCGTCCTCTTGTTGGAAACGGCATGAATCGTGACACTGCGGTCTATGTAGGAGTACAATCGCTAGAGAACACAGGCAAAGATAAGAGAGTTGATATGATACTCACTGAAGCTGGGTTTGAGTACTCTATGCCAGAAGCTCACGCTATTTGGAAATAGCAAAATAAAGGGTACATAGGATTTGCCCCCGCTGGATTTTCCCCTCCTCTTTGGTCTGGTGGGGGCCCCTCCCTTTAAAGCACAATGAAGCTTTGGCAAAAAATTAACACAGTTACTGGAAGCTCAACAAAATCCAGACTTTTAGTTGCTTTATTGAATGAAGCAGCTATATGGATAGTTAATAGTCTCCCAGAAAAGTTCTTATGGAGTATCGCGACTGAATCCACAGTTAATGGATGGGAATCGGATGCTGCTACTGCTGACACTATTAATGAAGGCTCCTCGGTAGCTTATGATAAAATTTTAGCTGTCTATAGAAATGACGGCTCTGCAAACGGGACAGTCATTAGAAGGATGTGTAGAGAAGTTCCTGATAAACTTGCATATGCTTTTGATGAATCTAATAGTATATATCATCCAACTAAGATGTTTCCCAAGTTCTACAAGCTCAGTGGAAAGCTCTTTATCAAACCTACCCCAGACTATAATGATGATACTGAGTCCCATACATATACAAAGCCTGGCGCGGGTAGCGCAACTACAGTTGGAGCGGCCGCAGGAGATAAGGGAGTAGTTGTATACGCAGCTCCCCCAGTAGTGGATGAGAATACTGAAGCTTGGGTATTAGTTGAGTGGGAGAACGTGGTAATAATGTACGCAGGCGCACTTGATATGTTAAGACAGTCAGCGGCAGACCAGACAAGCTCTACGACAGAACTCACGACAGTCGGGACGTTACTGTCAACATATAACAGCGCAGTTCCAAGCGTTACAGCAATTTCATCTCCTGCTCTTCCTACGTATAGTCTTACAGGTAGCATGCCAACAATATCAATAACGGATTACGTTGATGAGGTGATCCAAGCATTACCAACTTTAGGTGCGATTGAGACACTATCGCTTCCAACGATTCCGTCTGCTGTCTTATCATATTCAGCTCCATCGGGATATACACTCCCCTCAGCTCTTGAGAATGTGAATGATAGCTTACCGACTTTTGTCCCTCCCGTGATGAACGCACCCAAATTTAGCGATGCTGATACTCACGTTTCTAGTGAAGACCCAGAGATGGTACAAGCGAGGACTGCTGTGATTGCGCAGCAAGTGAATGAGTATAACGCTAGTCTTCAAGGCGCTGTCCAAGATTTTAATTCTAATCTCAGTAAGTTTTCAGCCGATGTTAATAAGGCTATGCAGGACGCTCAGACTGAAATGGGTGCTTATTCAGCTCAACAAAGAGATCAAGTACAATCATTTCAAAAAGAGGTTGAGCAATACAGGAATGACGTGCAGAAGTACACTGCGGAGGTTGGAGCTAAAGTGCAAGAATTTCAACAAAAGGAACAGGCTAAGACAGGAAGATATAACGCAGAAGCACAAGCGTTCATTAATCACTTTAACGCTAAAATGGGTCAGGCGATGCAAAAGTATCAGCAAAGAGCTGCTTCTGAGGTTCAGAGATTCCAACAAGAGGTTGCTAAGTACTCTCAAGAGAATCAGACGGGTATCAGTAAATATCAACAGGATGTTGCAAAAGACATACAAAAGTATACCGCAGAGATACAGGGTAAGAGAACTGAGTTCCAATCTGAAATGGAAGCAGCCAAGAAAAGCCTAGAGCAAGCTCAGATAAGACTTCAGACCTCATCTCAGTATCAGCAAAAGTCTCAAGATAAATTTCAAAAGTATAACGCTCTGTATCGAGCGGCTCTTCAAGAGTTAATATCAGTCACAGGTGCCCAGATGGCACCACCTCAGCAGCAAGCCGAGCAACGTGGAGAGGAGGCTGTAAGTACATAATGCCAAGTGGACTCCAAATAAGACCAATGGAAGAGAGGGCACCAAAACCCATGCGTAGTGCATATGGATCACAGGTGGAACAATTCTTTGCTCCTTCTATGAGAAAATGGTATGGTGAGGAAGGTGTGGATCGAAGAGTGGATGCGATGCAGGGTCTATATGAAGAATATGGTTCTCCTGAATTTGTTGAAATACCAGAAGACTCGCCAAGAGGAGGTTCGTATGATCCCTGGTCTAAAAAAGTTAATCTTAAAAGAAGTTTGGGGGATGCAAATATAACCTATTACCCACGTGAAGGAGGAGAAAGACGAGCAACAAAATTGGAAGATGTTGCTTTAGAAGAATTGGCTCATGTTGCACAACAAAAAGAAAGAAGTCCGATATGGGAAGCAGAGAGGTTTGAGAATCCAAATGCATTAATACATCCATTCTCAAAAAAGGGAAGAAGAGCCATGAAATCTGAATTGGGACAGAATTTATTAAACGCAGTTGGTCACTTACCAGAAGGAAGATTTAGAAAACATTTATCTAGTAAATTTTATAATATGGCTGGATATGGAGACCCCAATACAGTTGAGTATGATGCACATCAAGTACGATCCCCCGTAATAAAAGATAGATATTTTCAACAATTAGGAGAGATGGCAGGAGGTATAAAAGGATGACAGTACTAGAATTAATGGAGCGTGCAGGCGCTGATAATACAAATTTAACGGTTGCTTGGATTAAGGATGCTGTGAATATGATTCAATCCAATACTAAACATGACTTGAAAAATGAGTTGATTAATATTGTAGAGAATACAAAATCATACGAGGTTGCTGCTGATTTAATGGCGATTGATAATGTGAGTATATTAGATACACAAGCAGATCAGTATAAAAGGATTCGTAGATTAGGTTTCCCACCCATAGTAACATTGGATAATAGCCCATGAGCACCCAAGTAGACAGAGATTGGTTTTGGAGACATAATGGTAAGAAGGTAGAGATTTATCGCCTCAAGAGGGGTTTGTCACGTGTAAGGACTGATGGAGTTCTAAGTTCTGGAGCTGATGAGCTTGTATACCCAGATGAGAGCATTACAAGTGGACTTAGGATTGAGTATACAGCTTTTATCAACCCTTTTGTATCTTCTGATCCCGAGTCTACTAAGGACTCTGCAAACTCAGCAGTTACAACTCCAGTAGAGGAAACTCACGTCAATTTAAATAGGATGTTGGCTCTTTCCGTAGTAAGCTATCTTCGAGCAATGCTAGCTGAAGAGGAAGGGGATGTACAGAGAAAAGAATACTACATGAGAGATTTTTTAAAGAAAGTATCGGATAATGAAAGCAATAAAAGAAATGTTAGCATTTCTGCTCCGATTACACCATACGCAGTGAGGTAAGATATGGCCGATAAAGTAAGATTCGCAGTAAGTGTTACACCAATAGAGGATGTAGGTGCTAGTCAGGAAGGCTCAGCTTCTAATTTTATCGCAGCCAGTGAGTGCTTTGGGTCTGCAGGCGGTGATGGACAAGTAGGTGGTGCTGCTGCCGATGGAGATAAGCTAACTGGTTTAACAATAGAGTCTGGTGGTGGAGCTAATGATGGATATACAGACAGTGCTAAGTATTATTTACAGGCAACAGCAGTTGCAGAGGCATCCGCAGTTGTGGTAACTGATTTAGAATCTCTAGGTTTTGTTTATTTTAAGCATACAGGATTTGAATATAGCAGTACATCAGCTTTAAGTACTACAGCGAACACAGCCGACCTTCTTTCAATATCAACTAATAGTGCAAGTGACGAAAGAGTCGTAATCGCAAGACTTTATGCAGGAGAGGCTATAGCATTGCCAGTTCGCAAAGGAACTTCATTAAATAACTTTGCTATAGCATCAACAGATGGAACTAATGTTGATGCGACTACAGGAGCAAATGATATTGCAGTCGAATTTATAGCATTTGCAGTAACTGGGCCATAATGAAAGTACAGGAAGCATTTGGTTTAGACTAAAATTAATTAATAACAGGAGATAATAATGGCACAAACAGACTTATTTAAGTACTCAACTCAGGAAAGGCAGAATAAGCAGGAACTGGATGTAATTACAGTTACTCTTACTACTGATGCTGAGACAATAGGCGACAATAAGGTCTTAGCTCAATCCATTGAGATACCATATGCTTTTTCAATACCAGCTGGTCGTTCAATGATTCAATCAATAGTATTATTGGATGAAGTGGTTACAGGGCCTGCAGTTGATATATTCTTTTCAACTACAGATGATGCAATTACGCAGGATCAGGGAAAAGCAATAGGTGAAGATGTAGATGATCTTGACACAATTTTTGCTAACTTTGTTGGTCACGTAAATATTGCCGCAGGTGATTGGGCTGATATGGCTGATGCTAAGTTAGGTACTAAGTCTAATATTCAGTTAGCGGTGCATGGTGCATCTGGTTCTACAAGTTTATATTGTCACGTAGTCAATAGAAGCGGTGCGAACTGGGTAGCAACTGCTACTACTAATATGAAAATGAAGATTGGCATACTGAAGGACTAAATGCCCGAAGCAAGTAAATCGTATGCGAATTGGGAGATTCTGCAGGATGCTGATTCAGATATTACTGTTCAGTTCAATGATGAATATCCTATTGATGACTATACTTATAAGGCTAGGATAGTGAAAGACTTTGATGGCACTGCATTTGCTTTTGGTGATGCAGGAAGTATTGATTTCATTGAAATTGACCAAACTAGTAGGAGTTCAGCTCCTTCAGTAAATGGTGTAAAGAATTATGGAGCTATTACTAAAGCTGGTGGCGATGGCGAATCTGGGTCTACTCCTGTTATGACCGTAAAACTTTTCGCAAGTCAGACCAAAGATTTTCCAGATAGTTTTGAAGGATATTGGGATTTACTTGAGCTAATTCCTTCAACTGGGGCATACACAAGACAGGCACAAGGTGAGATTTTTGTTGGTAATAGTGCAACAGCTCAGGAAGGATGGTGATATTAAATGGCTGTAACGAGTACAAAAAGTTTCGGAACTAATACTGCCTCAAAGACGACAGATAGTTTCAGTATAAATTCATCAGCAATTCCCCATAGTAGTACGAATGTAACTGCTACGAATGTGAGAGATGCTATTGAAGAAGTCGCAACACAGGTTGCAGTGGGAGCAACGGCCCCAACTGGGTCGGCTGTTACCGAAGGTGATTTGTGGTACGACACAGATGACGATCAATTATTTGTGAGGAGAGATAGTTCTTGGACTGAGATGGTTCAAGAAGACCTCACAGGTGATATAGATGGTGGAACAT